GGACGTGCAGGCCTTCGCCGGGTACTGCGACGCGGTGGCCACGATCGCTGAGGCCGCCGCCGAGCTGGCCGAGCAGGGCTACGTGATCGAGCGCCCGGTGTTCGACCGCAACGGCGTCGAGACCGGCTCCCGGGTGGTGCCGAACGAGTGGGTGCTGATCCAGGCGAAGGCGCTGGAGGTGTCCGCTCGGCGTGGTGCCCGCTTCGGCCTGAACCCCTCGGACCGCACCGGGGTGGCTGCTGGTGGAGGTGCCGATGGCGAGCGCAAGAACCCGGAGCGGCTCCTCTCCTAGCAAGCGCCCGCCGTACACGCCGCCGGATCCGTCGAAGCGGTGGCGCCCGAAGTCCCGGGCCGGCGGCGTCTGCGGCTACGTGTTCGACGGCAAAGCATGCACGAAGCGGGGGGCGCACTACTGCGAGCCTCGAGCTGATCGGGTGGTGGCGTTCTGCGCCGAGCTGCTCGTGCACACGACCGGCCCGTACGCCCGCAAGGCGTTCGTGTTGGAGCCGTGGCAGGAGTTCGAGATCATCCGCCCGCTGTTCGGCGAGGTGGTGTGGTCGTCGGAGTGGGGCCGCTACGTGCGGCGCTACCGCATCGCCTACATCGTCATGGCCCGCAAGAACGGCAAGTCCGCCCTGGTGGCGGCGCTGGTGCTGTACCTGCTGGTCGGTGACGACGAGGAGGGCGCCGAGGTCTACGGCGCGGCGAAGACGACCCGCCAGGCGGGCAAGGTGTTCAAGCCGGTTCGCCGGATGATGCAGCTGTCGCCGGTGCTGTCGAAGCGCCTCGGCGAGAACAAGGCTGCCCGGCGGATCTACGACGACGACACGGGTTCGTTCTACGAGGTGATCCCTGCCGATGCGCTCGGCGAGCTCGGCCACAACCCGCACGGGTTCGTGTTGGACGAGGTCCTGGCCATGCCGGACCGCACCCTCTGGGATGCGATGCGCACCGCCCTCGGTGCTCGTGCGCAGGCGCTGATGGTGGCGATCACCACCGAGACCAACGTGCCGCAGTCCTTCGGTGCCGACCTCATCGACGAGGCGGAGAAGACCCAGGAGGATCCGACCCGGGCGCCGCACATCTTCGCCTGGGTGCGCAAGACCCCACTCGAGGCCGATCCGTTCGACGAGGCGAACTGGTGGTGGCCGAACCCGGCGCTGGGCACGTTCAAGTCGCTGACCGAGATGCGCTCGATGGCCGCCGAGGCCCAGTCTGAACCGGAGAAGGAGAACGCCTTCCGCCAGCTGCAGCTCAACCAGCGCGTCGCCCAGGTGACGAGGTGGATGCCGGTTCCGCTGTGGGACGCCGGCGCCGGCATGGTCGTCGAGGACGATCTGGTCGGCCGGTCGTGCTTCGCCGGGTTGGACCTGGCGTCGACGACCGACCTGGCCGCGTGGGTGCTGCGGTTCCCGGCCGTCGACGGCAAGCCGCCCGCGGTGCTGTGGCGGTTCTGGACCCCCGAGGCGCAGCTGCGCACCCTGGACCGCTACACCGGCGGGGCCGCCTCGACGTGGGTGGCGCAGGGGCTGCTCACCGCAACCGAGGGCGACTGGATCGACTACGAGGGCGACCCGAGCACCGGCCGGTCCGGTTCGGGCCTGGCCATCCACCCGCAGATCGCCGCCGACCATGGCCGGTTCCGGATCCTGAAGGTGGGCTACGACCAGGCGCAGGCGACTGCGACGGCGCAGTTCATGCAGCGTCTCGGCCTCGACATCGCTCCGGTGCCGCAGGGTTTCGGCGTGTCGGCGGCCCTGAAAGAGGTCATGCGCCTGGTGAAGCACGACGCCGAGCACGGCGACGAGCTGCTGCTGGGCCATGGTGGCCACCCGGTGGCGCGCTGGAACGTCGACAGCGCCGAGGTCAAGCGCGACGACGGCGACCGCATCAAGTTGGTGAAGCCCGACCGGTCGAAGTCCGGGGCTCGCATCGACGGCCTGGCCGCCCTGGCCAACGCCGTGAAGGTCGAGCTCGAGCACGTGTCGCACGGCGATGTAGCCGCTGCTGTGTGGTGAAGGAGGGGTTGCTGATGTCCGAACACCTCCGCCTGCTGGTCGCTGCCATCGGTTTCGCGTGCCTCGTCACCGGTTCCGCGATGATCCTCGCTCCGTTGGGGTGGATCGTCGGTGGTCTGGGGTGCCTGTTCGTGGCCATCGACGCCAAGGCGCGCTCGTGAGCATCCTGTTCCGGGACCGCGAGGCGCGCTCCGCTGACTCCCTGGCCGAGGTCCTGGCCGCCAATCGGGGTGGCCAGCCGTACCGCGGTGGCCCCGTGGACACCGACCAGGCCCTCCGCCTGGGCGCCGTGTGGTCCTGCATCGACCTGATCTGCCGTCTCGCCGCTCTCCCGGTGTCGCAGTACCGCAAGGCCTCGGACGGTGCGCCGCTCGAGGTGGCTCCTTCTGCGCTGCTCACGTCGCCCTCCGCGGACGTGTCGCCGATCGGGTGGCGCCGGCAGATCTACATGTCGTGGCTCACTCGCGGCAACGTGTTCGGCGCCGTGTCGTCGCGTGACCGACTGCTGTATCCGACGGGCGCGGAGATCCTCGACCCCAGCCGGTTGACCGCCAAGCGTCCGCGCGTGGGCGGCCCGGTGGAGTGGCTGGTCGACGGCAAGTCGATCGGCTCGGACCTGCTGCACTGGCCGGCGTTCACCGTGCCGGGTTCGCCGATCGGGCTGTCGCCGCTGGAGTACGCCTCGCGCATGGTGGGCCTCGGCCTGTCGGCGGGGCAGTTCGGGTCGCAGTGGTTCACCGATGGGGCTCACCCGTCGTCGGTGCTGACCACGGACAAGCCGGTGGACGCCGAGCAGGCGGCCACGATCAAGGCCCGGTTCATGGCCGCCATTCGGGGGCGCGAGCCCGCCGTGTTGGGCCTCGGCATGAAGTACGAGTCGATCCAGATCGCGCCCAACGAGTCGCAGTTCCTCGAGACGATCAAGGCCAACAAGGCCGACGTCGCCGGGTTCTTCCTGGTGCCGCCGGAGATGATCGGCGGCGAGTCCGGTAACTCGATGACGTACGCCAACATCGAACAGCGGTCGCTCGGCTACCTGACGTGGAACGCCGGGTGGTGGATCACGCTCCTCGAGGAGTTCCTCTCCGCACAGGTGCCCCGCGGGCAGTACGTGAAGATCAACACGGGCGCCCTGGTCAAGGTCGATCTCAAGACGCAGGCCGAGGTGGAGGACATCCGCATCCGTGGCGGATGGGGCAAGCCCGACGAGGCCCGCGCCCACGAGGAGCGCGAGCCGCTGCCCGACGGTTCCGGCCAAGTCACCCTCTGGCCGCCCTACGCCACGAGCACCCCCCCCGCCCCGCAAGGAGGCCCCAGTGCCTGAACGCGATCTCCGCAACCTGCCCCCCGAGGTGCTGGCCCGGCTGGCCGACAACGGCGCCGACCTGCGCACGGCGAACCTCGAGGTGTCCCAGCGTGGGCGCATCCTCGAGGCCCGGTCGTTCGCGAGCGGTGAGATCCGTCTCGACGACGCCGGACTCCCGGTGCTGGACGGCTACGCCACGGTCTACGAGCACGGCTACGACGTGGCCGGTGGCGCCCCGTACGGCTGGGTCGAGACGATCGCCGAGGGCGCCTGCACGAAGTCGGTGATGGAGCGCGACGACGTGCGCTTGCTCCTGAACCACGAGGGTGTGCCGCTCGGCCGCACCCGCTCCAAGACGCTCGAGCTCGAGTCGGACGCCACGGGTCTGCGCTGCTCGTCGACCCTCGATCCCATGTCGCCGCTCGTGGCCACGATCCGCTCAGCGATGGACCGCGGCGACCTCGACGAGATGTCGTTCGCCTTCCGGGTGCTGCGCCAGGAGTGGAACGCCGACTACACCGAGCGACGCATCCTCGAGGTGAAGCTCTTCGACGTGTCGGTGGTGACCTACCCGGCCAACCCCGCCACCGTCGTCCAACTGCGGGCCGATGAGCCTGCCCCCGATCTCGCCCCGGTCACCGACCGGCGCGGTGCCCTGGCCCTCGCCGAGGCCCAGGCGTTCGTGCTCTCCCGCTCCCGCGGATGAGCCACCCCCCGGCACTCGCCGGGCGACACGCCGAATCCCACGCCGGTCCCGCACGTCGGGCACCACCTGGGGTTCACCTGCTGCCCACCAGAGCCACGACGGACCGCCCGACCGGGTGGCCGATCCCCTCGTGTCCCAGGAGGACAACCCCATGAACCTGCTCGATGAGATCCGCGCGAACATCCGCGCTGCCCTCGACGCCCGAGACGCCCAGCAGGGCGAACTCGACGCCCTCATCGCCGACGCCGAGGCCCGTTCCGACGGCTCCGGCTTCACCGACGACGAGACCACCCGCTTCGGCGAGCTCCGCACCGCCCTCACCGGCGCCGATGAGGCCCTCGCCTCCCTCGAGGCTCGCGAGGCCGAGCTGGTCGATGCCGAGGCCCGCAAGGCCGCGGCCGAGGCCCTGTCGGCCCGTATCGGCGGGGCGCCCGCCCCGACCGTCCGGGTCGGCGCCGAGCCCGAGGTGTACCGCCAGGGCGGTGAGCACTCGTTCATCCAGGACGCCTACCGGGCGGCCTTCTCGAGCGACTACGCCGCCCAGGACCGGCTGGTGCGCCACGGCCGGATGGCCGGTGAGTCCCGCGACGTCGGCACCGGCGCCTTCGGTGCGCTCGTGCCCCCGCAGTACCTGGTGGACATGTTCGCCCCGATCGCCCGCGCCGGGCGCCCGATCGCGAACGCCGTCCGGCAGCTCCCGCTGCCCGCCACCGGGATGACCTTCAACATCCCCCGCGGCACCACCGGCACCGCCACCGCTGCGCAGGCGTCCGAGAACGACGCGGTGCAGGAGACGAACTACGACGAGACCACCCTCGCCGTGACCCTGCAGACCATCGCTGGTCAGCAGGACGTGTCCCGTCAGGCGCTCGAGCGTGGCGTGGGCATCGACCAGATCATCTTCCAGGATCTGGCCTCGCACTACGCCACCGTGCTCGACGCCGCCGTGTACGCCGACATCGTCGGCACCTCCGGCATCAGCGCGGTGACCTACACCGACGCGTCGCCGACCTTCGCCGAGTTCTGGCCGAAGCTCGCTGACGCGATCTACCGCATCAACGGCACCCGGTTCATGCCGGCCACCGCCATCTTCATGCACCCCCGTCGCTGGGGCTGGTGCACGGCGCAGGTCGATACCACCGGCCGCCCGCTGGTGTCGCTCGAGGCCCCGCAGAACCCCGCCGGGATCGGCAAGGCCGCCGAGTACGGCCAGGTCGTGGGCACCATCCAGGGCCTGCCGGTCATCACCGACGCCAACATGGCCACCAACCTCGGTGGCGGCACGAACGAGGACCTGGTCGTCGTGGCCAAGGCCGATGACATCCTCCTGTGGGAGGACGGCGACGGCTCCCCCAAGGAGCTGCGCTTCGAGCAGACCACGGGCGGCTCGCTGACCGTGAAGCTCGTAGCCTACGGCTACGCCGCGGTGACCACCGGCCGCTACCCGAAGTCCATCGCCACCGTCGGTGGCACGGGCCTCGTGGCCCCGACGTTCTGACCCTGAACGTCTGAACGTCTGGACGAGAGGCGGGCCGGCCTCCGAGGCCCGCCTCTCGTCCAACCCCCCCTTCCCCATGACCCTGGGAGGTCACCCCCATGTCCGATTCCCGCGTGGAAGCCCTGCTGAACGAGCGGGCCGGCTACGTCGCCACCGGCCGCAAGGACCGGGTCGCCCAGGTCGATGCCGAGCTCGCCGCCTTCGGCGTGGCTGTGGACTCCGATCCCGAGGTGGAGGCGGCCGTGCCGTCGAAGCCCAAGGCCCGCGGCCGGGGCCGGGCCTGACCTCATGACGGCGACCCCGTACCTCACGGCCGCGCAGGTCGCCGAGCGTGACGGCCGGTTCCCGTCACGGAACTGGACGGCCACCGCGATCGAGGGCCAGGTGGCCTCGTTCGAGTCGCTCGCCGAGCGGTACCGGGGTGTCGCCTACACGCCGCGCGACCGGGTGCAGACGTTCATGGTGGCCGGCGCTGACCGGTTGCTGCTGGACCGCAAGCGCATCCGCTCGGTCGCGTCCGTCACGGTCGATGGCACCGCGGTGTCGTCCTCGCGACGCAAGCTCGACCCGGCCGGCGTCATCCACGTCGTCGGCGACCTGACCGGCCTGGTCGTCGTCACCTACTCCCACGGCTACGACTCGCCGTCGCCGCTCGTGTTGGACGCGTGCACCGAGTACGTGTTCTGCGTCCTCACGACCCACGCGTCAGGCGTGTCCCGCAACACCCTCTCGGTCTCCTCCGAGGCGGGCACCACCCGCTACTCCACCCCCGACTGGAACGCCGGCCGCCCGACGGGCTGGCTCGACGTGGACCGGCTCCTGAACGACCTCGACGACGAGCGCGTGGGTGTGGCCTGATGGCGCAGATCCCGGTCCGCTGGTCGGTCATCAAGGCGCTAAAGGACCTGTTCATCGCTCGCCCCGAGCTCGAGGGCTGCCAGGTGGAGACCGGCTGGCCCGGCGACATGGGGATCACCGGCACCGAGGTGCTGTACCTCGACATGGTCGTCTCGTCCGAGGTCGACGTCCCGACGATGCGCCCCGGCACCAAGGACCAGGACGACACCTTCGACCTGCACTGGGTGACCTTCGTGCGAGGCCGCACTGACCACGACGAGGCCATGGAGCGGCTGTGCGAGATCGACGCCGGCATCCACCGGGTGATCGTCGGCGACCCGTCGCTCGGCGACCTCGACGGGGACGTGTCGGCCGAGATCATCGAGCGCAACCAGAAGGCCCCCCGCACCCCGTCGGACGGCCTGCTCGGCCATGGCCTGGTCGTCATCCAAGTTCACACCCGTCTCTCCCCCTGAGGTCGACCCATGCCCAAACTCACTTACCCCGGCCCGTTCGAGGCCGTCGATGTCCCGTCCCTCGGCCTTCACGACGTGAAGCGCGGGGCGACGGTCGAGGTCCCCGACGACGCCGCCGAGGCCCTGGTCGCCCAGGGCTGGAAGCGGGCCGCGGAGAAGAAGGCCGACACGGCCGCCACCCCCACCAAGGCCGCCACGGCTGCCAAGAAGGAGAAGTAGATCATGGCAATCGGAAGCGGCATGTCCGCACAGATCGGCTACGGCCTCGAGACTACGGCGGGCGTTCCCGTCGATCCGACGCTGTTCCTCCCGTTCCGCAACGAGTCGCTGGAGGACACCCGTGAGCGGGTCGACTCCGAGTCGATCATCGCCGGCCGGCGCGTGCTCGACGACGACAACTTCAACGGCGGCCCGATCACCGTTGGTGGCCAGACGGCCCATGACCTCTACGACCGCGGGGTTGGCCCGCTGTTCAAGGCGATGTTCGGTGGGAAGGCGACCACGGGCAGCGGCCCCTACGTCCACACGTTCAC